CTTTTACACAAGTCCAGGGTGTATACCCTTGTCTCGGTACTCTGAGAGCCTGGGGCCCCGTGCCTTGCTTGCCTCTTCACTTGTTTTACGTTTGTGGTGCCAAGTGCACAAGAGTCTCAGGTTATTTAGGTCGTGGCTTCCGCCGGCCGCCAGGTTTACTATATGGTCCACGTCCGAGCCCTTGTGTGTGCAACCGCTCTCGTCTTGACATTGTCCGCCAGCTCTCTGTATTACTAACTGTCTAGTGTTCGACCACCCTAGGGGGTCTTTAGGTCTACGGCTCGAGTCCCAGTTATGCGACATAGGGGGGGTCTCCGACGATATGTAAGATATAAGCGCGACCGTTTGTACACTACCGTTTTAGCACTCTATACGCTACCGGAATATCACTTTGTCGGCGTACCCAGTCAGGTTAGTGTTTGTCGGCGAGCGCCGTAACCGTTTGTATAAATATGTATGCCAACGTTTATAGAGGTATCGGGCTATTAGTTTTGTTGTGGACGCGGCGAGAGTCGAACTCGCGTACGGATCGTGTCCACGTGTGGCTTTACTATCCGGCGTAACCTATCGCGCCCTACTCGGTGGGCAGACGTACACTATTGGACCAGCGCTGTCCTGCGTCTCCACCCCACGCGTCCCACGCCACACGGCCTGGGCTAGGGTAGCCGTCCTCGCCACGTGTAAACCCTTGCGCTTCCTTGTCTACCTCGTGTCGTGCAAAGTATGAGCGCATACGCTCGATAGTTTCCTCGGATACTGGGCGACCGTTGGCTAGTTGCACAGCTCTCGCCCTACCAGTGTCTGTAAAGCCTGAGCCGGCTCGGCGCTCAGCGATCCATATTAGGGCTCGCTTGGCTGCCTCTTGGACGTCGGCCGGTGGGTTATACGTCGCCACTACTTGACCGGTCTAAGGTGTCTAGTCGCAGTCTTGCGTTTCGCTCGGTTCGCACCGACTCGAACAACAGCAAACATTAGCGCAGACACAAACACTACGCTCATTAGGGCTAGAGGCACAGCAATTACCCACCCGATAAACTCCCATACGCTCATAACTCCACCTCACCGTAGGCTGACTTACCCCACTCGAGTAAACCGGTTACAGCATACAACGGGGTCGTAGCTGCGCGAAACACTACAATCTCTGCGCTTTCGCCGTCCGAGTCCATAGTGGCCGTCGAGGCGACCACTACCCAGTCGCGCACAAAGTCTGCAACCTCTAACGCTTCGTCGAGCACGTGCTCGCTAATGGCCCGACCTAACGCGTCGTAAGTCTCGGCCGACATAAAATACCTCTCGTAAACCTGGCGTAGTCCCTGTCTTATTGGCTAAAGCCTCGACCGCCAAACGGTAGTCGTATCGTAGAGTGTGGACTATTGCCATAGGTCACTTAAAGTAAACCTAAATAGATCGTAAAGTGCTAGTGCCGTCGGCGCGTTTAAGGCGCTGCCATTTACCGCAGTCGTGGCACCTGTAGCGAGGGTATGACTGGCTTGTCGTGTAGTAACGGCCTCGCACGGTTATATGGTCACTACCGCAAGCCACACACGACTCGGGTTTACCGTTCGAGAGCGCAGTGTTAGGTAGTTGACCGTCGGCCCACGGGCGCAGTTTCTCGTAGAGCTCCACGAGTAGCTTTACGTCTTGTATCTGATATTTGCGCATAGTGCGCCAAGCTTTATCGTCGCCAGCCATAACGTCGAGCCATAACTGAAAACCGGTGTGGGATACTTTCGCTCCAACACCTAAACGTTGTGCAACGTAGTCGAGCTTGTTGCTCGGAAACCTAAACAAGCGTTTTACCAACGCCATAAGGTCAAAGTCTTTAGTCGGGCTCGGCGGCAACATACCGGCCTCTAAAAATTCTCGGCGGATATGTTTGTGGTCAAAGCCTTTAGAATTCCAGCCAACAATAACGTCGGCCTCGTCCATTAGATCGTAGAGCGCCTGCAACATACCGGCTTTACCGTCGTGGTAGACCGAGTGAAAATATGTACGCTTCTCGCCGTACCACTGAGCTCCGAAACAGATAACCTCGGTACTCGAGACAATCTGCGAGAGGCTAACGTTCTGCTGCCACAAGCCCCACGTGTGAGCCGTCATAGGCGACGTCTCTAAATCAAAAAAGAGGATACGCATTAGTGCCTCTCGATTTTGGGCAGACTAATAGAGCGCACCTCAATAGTACCACAATTCTCGAACATTTGTTCGACACTTTCCGCGTTTTCGTTATCGGCGTGTCTCAGCTCTTCGCTTTGGTCTATTTCGTACCTGAGCTGGCGCATACCTCGACCGTGTAGCCACGTCGCCGAGCACGCAATACAACGCGCTTTAGTGTGATCTAGAGACCGGTACTCGACGATACGAGACTCGACCAGAATTGCGCGACGGTAAACGCCTTGCTCGTCGTTGCCGTGTGTGGCTTCACAGCGAGGGCACGGCGCAGTAATCTCTAACGCTGTAGGTGGGCTCAGTTTGCTCTCTATCGCGTAAGCCATAGCGTTTAGTTTGCGTAGCTTGGCTGCCATAACCTCGGCCGACACTTTACGGGCGTTCACCTGATTTTTAAACTCGATATACCAGTGCCGTAGGTTACTCTCTGGGCTCGCAAACGGTTTAGCGTCCGTCACCTCTTTAAACAGCTTTACCGCCTGCCCACGGATCGCTTCGTAATGTTCCAGCGCGTCCGCGTCGATAACGTTACGCTCCGACGCTAACCCTGCGCCTTGCACTGTAGAGCCGAGACTTGAATGCACCGCCATACGTAGCTGGACGATTAGGGCGTCGTGCAACATAGTAACCCGTTGCTCTTTACCCTCGTCCTCTACCAACACCTCGGACTTGTGGACCCGTGTAAGCCGGTCCACAACGTTTAGTAATTCTTCCAGGTGGTTAAAAGGGTGCACTAGCGTCGACCTGGGTGCCTGGGCCAACCGTCGCCCACGTTTCTGTAACGGCCGCCACCCCCACCTTGTCAGACATTACGGGCGAGTCCACAACTGTTACGCGAGGCTTGTTTACCTTAAGGGCGACCGCGTAACCTTTACCGCTGCCGTCGCGCTTGTCGTACTCGTCAACGCTTGCAGAGAGTAGGCCCTCAACGTTTACCACCGATCCCTCGGCTAAATTGTGTGCCTCGTCAAAGAATAGTGAGTACTTGGTCGTGCGCTCCGAGCCCTGGGTTACGTAACGCTCCACAACCTGAGCGCCTTTACCCTCCCAAAAAACGCGAGTCACTTGCACTTGGTTTAGTGTGATTTTAGCCACGATACCCCTTAAAGAATTGTTTAGGTCGCCTACAGTATTACACGCGTGTAATTAGACTCAAGGTTTAACGTTTTCTGGCGTGTCGTTTCACGTCGGGAAAATAAACCCAGGTCCGACCTTTACGTTTCTCCCACCGGATTTTACCGGTCGCAGTCCAACGTCTCAAACTCTGGACGCTGTAGCGTATAGCGTTAGCCGCTCTCGTTATTGTTTGCCAGTCGTCCGTAGACTCTGGCGGTGCCGTTATAGCTTTAAAACTATATTGTGGTGTCGGTGCCGTGTAGCGGTAATGGCGTTCAGCCTCGAGCTTGTCCAGGTCAATACCCAACAGCTCTGCATAGTTAGACATTGGCCGGTAGTTTCCCGTCGACAAGCCTCACTATTAAAGTGTCTTGCCGTCGGCCGCTAATATTCTCCGACGCGTCACCGTTACACAGTGAGGCGATCGCTTCGTCGCTCATACGTCGAAACCCTGGCGGTGTCCAAAACGGCATAAACTCACTCATAACAAACCCTCTCTAAGAATTGTCAAGAATATCTACCGGCTCGACGGCCGCCCAGTCAACTTTAGAAACGTCGCGGTAATTAGGCACGTTAGGCCAGTGAGCCTCGAGCACAGTGCTCGGCGCGTCCTCCCACTCACAGTGCCACACAACCTCGGCGTTAAAACTCTCGGTAACGGCTATGTCGAGACCGCCATAACCGCTAAAAAGAGAGCCCACTTTAAGAGTCAAAATATGGCGTCCTCGTACACGTTCGCCACCGCCCACAAGTGCAAACGGTCCGACGGAATACTCAAAGACTTTTTATAGATCGTGATACAACACTCAACACAAGCCGTAATAAGTAAACCGTGCGCTGCACAACGAGGCTGTGGATCGCTTACCCCGTTCTCTTCAGACTCACGAGCTAACCTCGCGGCCTCCGTGTTTAAGTCTTTGACCGCGTCGTGCGACTTAGCTATAACGTGTTTAGGCTCGACCCAATTTATGTTTACGTCCTGGCGAGCTTTAAGCAAAGCCAGCTCGGCCACCTGGTACGACAAGTACCCGACCAGCTCGTGCCAACTATCCACCACACCGTCGTTAACGGTCCTGTTATCCAATACGGCTAGTTTGCGCACTAACCGCTCTGTCTCTAGTTTCTGCATTACTTACTCTCTCTCTCTAGTTCGCGCAGTCTATCTAAATTCTCTTGCGCCCTCGTCTTAGACTCTCCACGTTTAGATCGTGCCGGTAACGGCCCGTCCTCCCACCGCTCACCATTAAGCCAAGTAGCCGGATACGGGATATAAGCCCTCGCCGGTAAATTAGGGTCCTCGGCGAAACGCTGCGCACCCTCCACCACCGGCTTTAGTTTCTTACGGTCAATCTTTCTAAACGCTTTACGAGCTCGAGCCTTGTCGACCTTGTGGGGATAGCTCGACCAAAAGAGCTCGAATTGCTTGCTATACATACTCTCTATTGGTTCTAGTTCATTGGTTATAGTTCGTATGGCTATTTTGTCGCCCCCCCTATGGCTATTTTGTCGCCCCCCTATGGTTATTTTGTCGCCCCCCCTAATGCGCTTCAGAGTGTAAACGCTGCTACGTTGCCCACCCTCGTCTCGGCGTAACTCTTTGCCAATAGCGCCAGCCTCAATAAGCTCAGTTATCGCACGATCCACAGACTTAACCGTGCACTTAGCCCTCGTCGCCAGGGTGCCTCGAGCCGGCCAAGCCGTCAAAGTCTGATTATCGGCGTACCGAGCGATAAGGGCGTAAATTCTTATAGCTTTGTGGCTCACCTCACTATCGAGTAGCCACTCTGGAATAATCGAAAATTTTAGGTCTGCGTCGACCTCGCTACTCTCAGCCATAAATCTCTCTCAGTCTCTCTAGTGCCTCTTCGTCACTTACCGGCAGACGTTCAGTATGTACCAGCCAGTGCCACCCGTCAAAATAACACACCGGCACGTCTGCAATATCCCACGAGTCGACAACCCACCTCGATATAGCCCACCCACGAGCCCTGTAAGCCTCTCTAGCGTCCGCGTTCTCCGTCTCTAGTACATTATGACCCCAGCACAAACTCAACAGCCAGGACGGGCTTGTATCGTATTGGGCGCTGCCGCCCATACCGCGCCCTACCCTGTGTTGTATCGTCAAGTCGCCGTAGCACGGTCGCATAAACCCCGTCGCAACACAGACACCGCCGTCGCGATCGTAAACGGTCTGGCGTACACGCTCCACGTTTGCTCTAGAGCGTTTACCCTTTGTCGACATTATGCATAGCTTGTAACAACGTTATCGTCGCCATTTCTGCCGCTTGTGGGCTCCACCCTTGCGCGAGAAACTGATTTTTAACCCCCGACAACATAGAGACCGCCTCGGTAAAATTCTCTAGCGCCCTAAAAATATCGGGCTCACTCACTCGACGGCCGGCCAACAATATCGAACAACGTTTCGAGCGACATTGTTACCCACCACTCTTTAGCGTCCGCTTTACCCACTCGTTTATGGATCACTACCGGCGGTTTATCGTGCGCCTGCTCGACCGCTTGCGCCCACCACCCAGCCAAGTCAAGCCGTGCCTGATTTTTGACCTCGATAGCGCACGGAAAATTGGTAACAATATCCTCGCCCGACTGGTAACCGCCACGCGCCGCCCTCGACGTTACCGCCGTCCACCCTGCGCCCTCTAACGCTTTGACAACCTCGACCTCGGCCGCGTTACCTTTACGTCTCGAGCTTGCACCACTCATTAGGTGCCGACGTCTTTAGGCCACCACTCAACACAGACCCATAGGTTTACGACGTGAACTACCAGCGACCAGCCAGGCTGGTAAGTCAGCTCTACACCCCACCGGTCACTCGAGCCAACAGCAATAAGTAGTCGGCCTATCTTTAGTTTCTTGTACATTACGCTTGTCCCCACTCGAGTCGAACTAACGGGCCCAACGATCTACCGACCTCGAGACGGTCGCGTAACGCCCTAATCGCTGTAATAGACGCCCTGTGTTGTTGGTCCGCAATTTCCGCCCCAAAATATAGTTCCGCCGTTTCCAGCTCAGCCGTATACTTGCGCACGTCCATAGCGCCCTCGGCCGTTAGAAACGCTCGAGCGTACGCTGTTTTAAACGTAGCCCTAGCTCGTACCGCCGCCTCGTCGAGCCTCGCAATATCGTCGGTAGCCTCGTCAATATCCTTAGCGATACGGGTAAGCGTGTCGATAATCTGTGCCGGCGTTAAATTACTCACTCGGTAGCCACTCCCCACCAGGCTCCAAGTCCTCGGCAATAGATAGCGCGACCATTTGGTCGATAGCGTCCCTACGTGTCCTATGGCACCCGATAGTCTCGCCGCTCTCTTTTAGCACACCCCACGGGCGCGACGGCCGACAATCTGCAACACTCTGCAAGTCCGTAAAGTAATAAGGTGACATTATCGCCCCTCCACTCTCTTACGCCGAGACGCACGCATTTTACGCAACAGCGCCGACGTGTGAGCGTAAAAATCGGTCCACGGCTTACCCTTGTCCAAAATCGTCCAGGGCGTGCTAGCACCGTAAAGCGTTACCCTCTGGTAGTAACTCTGTAGCTCTAACGCGAGGTGTTCGTCGGTTGTAGTCCACTTGCTCATTTTGTACCCCCTGTAATAATCGCCTTTTGTTTACTAATAGACATACGCACAAAGTCAGCGTAACCGCCCACCTTAGCCTCTTCCCACAAAGCCATAAGGTCGTCGACCGTTTGCGACTTTTCTAGCCGGTCGTGAAAATCGGCCGGCGTCTCCACCGTTTGTGCTGCCGGCGCTCCACGTTGTACCTTTTCCATTTCCTCACGAGACGCTAACGATTTAGCTGCGTCGTCTTTGTTGCCGGTCCACTTGTTAGAGGCCAGCGCCAGACAACGGCCTACAGCGCTCGTCTCGCACACCTCAAGCGCACTAGTCGCCTGGGGCCCGTTAGCCGAGTCCACCTCGAAAGCGTGCCCAGTGGCTTTAGACAAGCCCTCGGCCTGGTCCTCGCGTGTTAGGTAGAGTGTCGCCTTTACACGCCAGACACCTCTAGCGCGATCGTCGGCGGTCGAATAGTCCAGCGTTTCCAGTCGATAGTCTGGATAAGCGGCCTCGAGCATAGCTAGGCGTTCTGCCACTGTGGCATATTTATTTAGGTCGAACCGTGCCATTTATTTACCCTCTCTAGTTTGTAAAGCGTCTGCCAGCTCGGCCGAGCGCTCCACCATTGCGTCGATAATATCCTCGTCACGGCCAATAACACCGTGTTTAGGTTCGAGCCACGCCGGCACCATAAGCCCGTCGTGCTCTTCACGTAACAGCCACACAAACACACACGAGCTCGCACCCGTAACGTAGAGCTGCCACTGGACCTGGCGGACGTACTGTATTGGCACCTTGTCCACCGAGCCCCAGTCTTTCCCCGTCGTCTTAATCTCTGCGATCGTGTCGTGGTCCAGACTGAGCCCGTCGGGTGTGGCGATAGCGTCGCTAAACTCGTCGTGTCGTATCAGCCAATCGTTAGGCATAACGCCAGTCGCGTTTTTGGTCCATAAAGCCAGCCACGGCTCACTATCGAGACCAAACTGCATATAAGCGTTCACAGTAATTGGCGTCTCGTTGTCCCAGTTCTCGACAACCTCACGAAACCCCGACGGCGTCATAGCTTTAGCCATAGTTGTAGCCGACATACCCAAACGTCGAGCGTCTAGCCACGCTTGCTCGTCAAAAGACTTACACGCTATAAACCGGTCTGCGCTAATCATTAATTACCGTGCATAATCGAATTGGCGCGAGCATAAACAGTCTCGTAAATATCCAGCTCTCTCGCACGAGCAATAATGTCGGCGCGGCGGTGCTCATTGTCTGAAAAGTCGACCGCGTTACTTGGCGCGTACGTATCCAGCCACGCCTCGACCAACTCGTTAGCCAAGTCCTCAACGTTAGACATTAGACAACCCCCACACAATCGAATAACGGCCACTAGCCAGTTTCACACGCCGGCCCGTGTCAATCACAAGCCCACGATCTACCAGCTCAGCCCTACGCGACCGTATACCCGACTCCGACGCTCGAGGTGCCGTCTTATACGCGCTATAAGCGTTAATAAGCTCCCCGTCATTACGTGGCCTCTTCAGACACCGCAGAATAAACGCCTGCGTCTGGGTAACATTGTCGACCGAGTCCGCTGCCAAGTGCGACGTAATCGGGTCCGTGCGACGAGCTCTAACCGTCCTCGCCATTGTCCTCACCACCCTCGGACTGTTTGACAACCGTTACAGCGTCCAACGCGTCGCGCAGTTTCTTCGACTCTGCCAGCGACAACAACAACGTGCCGCCGTCCATATCCCACCCGTGAGGGTTACTCACAAACAACGTACTACCGAATTGTTCTACGTGCATTTCGTTTTAACCTCTTTCTCTCTAGTTCGCTTGCGCCACCCCACACACCAAAAGACTCTTCAGCTTGTAAAGCGTAGGCAAGACACTCCAACATTACTGGGCACGTGCGACACAGTTTTTTAGCCTGCTCACTACCTGCCCGTTTATCGGGAAAAAATAGGTCGGGCCATTGTTGGCACGGCACCACTCCCCCCTCGTCCTCAATCGCCTTAAGCAACTCGTCGTAACCTGGCTGGCTGTAAAAGCTCACTGGTCGCGCACCGCGATAATAACGCCGGCGGCCATTACCAGGAAACCAAGTAACGTGAGCCCGTTTACCGGCACGTTATACGGGTCGATAATCCCAGGCGTGAGCGCCATAGCGCCACCGATAACTACAAGTAGGTAAGCCATTAGATAAGCCTCGCGATCCACAAAAGCAAACCGATAGCCATAGTCGCAAACCCGATTACAGCGCCCATAATGAGCCGGTAGTCGGACTTGTTCAGTGTTATCGTCTGCGACGCCTTTACCGTGTCGGCGGCCTGGCGTCGAGTCTGCAACTGTAAAGCCACGTGCTCACTAGCTGGCTTAGGCGACTTTACAATAGCCTCGCTAACCTTTGTGGCGACGTCCTGCGCCTCCCAGGCGTGTATAGCACTCCACACTCGCTCGTCGCGAGCCAAAAGCCACTCGTGCAAGTATGGCGGCAAGTATTTACCGCTCGACTTATACCAGACGACCATACGGTCTACGTCGGCTTGTTGGCTTATGCCTAGTTGGTTGTAGTACCCCATTGTCTTTACCTCTCTCTTAGTTGGTGCTTACTGTGCATATCTTGGCACGACGCCCAACATAAAACCAACTCATTTATATAACAGCTAGGTAACAAAAAAAAGACCCCCCTAAGCTCGAAAGCCTAGAGGGGTCTCTATCCCTAGAGAGAGGGTCTATTTACTGGCAACTATCACACTGTAATAGTTCCATAGGGTCAACGGGCACAGCGTACCCGTCCAAAATTTCGCGATCCATTACTCGCCAACCGGTACACGGTCATACTGCAAGACAGACGTTAGCAGCGACATAACCATAGCCAGCGCAGAGACAGACGAAACGTTAAGCCAGTCCACCGAGAAAATACCGGTCGCGCCGACGCTAATAGTAGCTAGCGCTGTTTGTGCAAACGTTTTTAGAGCTCTCTCGGTTGCGTACGCGTGAAACCTTTTAATCTTATCCATCTGGGTTACTCTCTTTCCTGTGTAGTCTTACGTCCTCGTAGGCGGCCGCGCCGGTGTAAACAGATAGGGCCGCGCCCATAAGACCGGCCACCGACAATACTACCGTTTCCAATACTGAGCGGTCGTCGCCACTCGCAACAACCCACACAATAACTACAGCGCCAAACACTAAAGTCGAAAATATGGCGCGACGGCGATATTTCCACGACGGTTTATCGGTCATCTAATTATGTTCACAATCCACGGCATAACCGCAGCGACCAGGCCAAAACCGCCCACAGCCCAGCCCATACGGGTCTCGAGCTTACGTATGCGGTCCTCGTGGTCCTCTATTTTATGTTCACTACTTGGCAGACTATTAACGATTTTCTCAATTAGTCGCCCTTGCCGTTGCACCTCTTCGTAGAGATCGCGCATAGATACCCTAACTCCGACCTCGCGAGTGTTGTCGTCCACTAGGCCACCTCGTTTAGCCACGACTGTAAAGCCTTATACGTGGCCGAGCTCGGTTTGCCGTCAATCTTTCCCGTGTAATAACCCTGCGCGGTTAGGTACGACTGGAAACGCGACCACGTGCCAGGACCAATAACGCCGTCGACCTTTAAGGGTGCCGGTTTGCTCGGTGTTGCACCTGTGTCGGGTGTTGCACTGTTAGCAGCCGACTTAGTCATATCGGTTACCGTCTCAGGGTCAAAGTCTGTGCCGAAACGTTGCGCCTTGCGAGTCTCCCAGTGTAGGTGGACGCCCGTAGACGCGCCCGTCGTGCCGGTATGACCTAATACCTCACCTAGAGCCACTTTAGCGCCCACAGCGAGCGTAGAGGGCTCTCTAAGGTGGTAATAGACGGTGTACAAGTCTGTAGCGTGTTTTACGATAAGCGTGTAACCGCCACCGGTCCGTTTGTTTAGGTCTGCGCCTTTATGCACAACCTCACCGTCGGCCGGCGAATAAATAAAACCGCTATAACCAACGTCGAGCCCCCTGTGTTTCTGAGTACGCCCACTAATCGGGTGCCGACGGTTACCATAGCCACCGTTAGGGTTTACCTTGTGTGGATCGGGCCACGGCTTAAGTAGTTTCATTAACAACCTCAACTACTGGCGGCACAAAAACGTCTAACGCTTTGTCGTAGCTGTAACCGACACCAGGGTAGACGCCCCTAAAGTTTGCGTTATATGAGCATTGGACCAGCTCGGACGGTTTGTAACCGTGTAAATTGGCTAAAAACTTTTGGCCTAGAGTTTCTTGTTCGACACCGTTTTTATCGGTTATGACTCCGTTGTTTACGACGTGAACACCCACAACCACACCGTCCATTACTCTCGCAAAATGCGCCATTAGTTTATCCTCACAATCACAACACCAGCCGAACCGTTACCGCCGTTAGTAGCGCTAGTGTCATTCCAGGCTCCACCACCACCTGAGCCTCGGTTGGCTACAGCGTTACCAGCGTTTGTGGTCGCGCCACCAGCGCCACCAACAGAAGAACCGCCCACAGCAGGAGTGCCACCACGCTGACCACCACCACCTCCACCAGCATAGAAAAGACTGGTGCCTGTAATGTCTGAGGCAACACCAGCACCACCGGCACCGCCGACACTGTTTGTTCCGGTTCCGCCGACAGCTCCCTGACCACCGCCTCCACCACCAGACCTTTGTGAACCTGTGCCTGAACCAAAACCAGCGCCAGCGTTATTACCGATAGCCGGAGAAACTGTAATTCCCTGTCGGTTTGCTAGAGTTTCTGCACCACCCCCACCACCCGAAGCCCCGTCTCTAGCGGCAACATTTCCATTAGAACCAGCACCGCCACCAGGCATAACAACACCGCTAAAAATACTTTGGCCTCCCATAGCGCCCAAGTTAGCTGCCACACCACCGGCACCAGCAGCACCCACAGTTACAGTCACGGTCTCAGCAGACACAAAAAAATTAGGTAAGCGCACCCAACCGCCAGCACCGCCACCGCCAGAGCCCGAAGCGCTCCCAGAACCAGCGCCTCCGGCACCGCCACCCAACACCAAAACATCAACAAAGCCAGCCCTAGAAAACGTAATAGAACCGTCGCCAGTGAACCTATAGACGTTAGCTACTGAAGTATCAGGCGACCCCGTCGTAGCCGACACAATCGCCGACACACGACCAGCCTCACCACTCATAGCGTCACTCTTAGAAAAATTGCGTACAGAGCTTGCTCGCATAGAAGTAACAGCCATTAGTTACCCTTAAGCGATCTCTGAGCCGAAAACGTTAAACGACATATCGGCGCTCGACGCATACACGGTAATAACGTCTGTGGCGTCCACAGTGATACCGAGTGTTAGCGTGGTCGAATCGTTGGCCGCAATAGGCACGTCGTAGGCGAGGTAATGCTGGTTAGCCTGCGCGGCACCATTAGGGCGCACCGACAAACGAAACGAGCCAGCCGTAGCCGCCCTGTTAGCAACAACGATCGTCGAGATAACCGCCTCGGTCGCCGCCGGCACAGTGTAAAGCGTTGTAGCGGTAGTAGCCGACGGTGCCGACTGCCCCAATACCTTATATGCGTTAGCCATTTATTTACATACCTCCCAATAGAAACGAACCCTCGAAACCTAGACCGCCACCTACGGGCGTCCAGGCAGACGTATTAGTGTTATAAAACTCAACAGCGCCAGTAGTGCTATTAAAGCCAAACAACACACGACCGGCCGGCGTAGGACGCCCCACAGTAGCCCACGAACCCAAACGGGTACCCATAAACTCGCGACGATCTGTAATCGTTGTCGGCACACCAGAAGTAGCCGGTACAAGAGCGTTCGCTAGCGGTTGCTCAAAAATACCTGCGTCGCTCTGAACTAGAGACGGCGCAACCGGTGAACCGGCCGGCGTACCAGTCTTAACCGCCAACACAATCGAGTTAGCTGTAGGGTCCAAACGCAACACCACAGTGTCAATACGAGGGTTAGTCGGGTCAGCGGTAGCCAAAGCTAAAGCCACAGTAGCGTCGGACGTGTAATAGTGGCCGCGCACCATAGCCTCGCCAGCCTCCACGTCAACGGCAAGACCACTACCAGCCGACACCTCCAAAGCGGTACCAGTAGGTACGTCGTCGACACCACTGTTAAAGTGCCTCGCCCACTTACTAAATTGGGTCTCGGTTGTGTCGATACCCTCAAACGGAAAACTCGCCTGGGTCATTATTGCCTCTCTTAATACTCGAGCTCGTACGTGCCCGTAATGTCGAAACTATCGGCTGTGGTAAGCGTTATCGGTTTATTGTACTCAAACGGCTCAGTCTCACCGTTGGACTTGATATACGACAAGACCATAACGTTAGAGCCGGCGGCAACGTTGCCGATAATCGAGTAAATTGTGCCACCCGAGTCGTCCGTTAACGATCCACTAGAAAACGTGACCGGTCGACGACTGTTATACGGCAAAGTCATAAAATACTGGCCGGTACCAAACGTAAGAATATTGGTAAAGTCGACCGAGTAGGCGAAGTACACCATATCGCCGAAACGAGTGTAGGTCGCTGTAAAGACTGGACCGCTAAAAGTCGGCTGTGTACCGTCGGTGCCACCTTGCACACCGGCAAACGTGGTAACAACCCCGTAGCCGGTAGTGTTGCGCTCAATCTCGCTAAGACGCTTTGACTGGCTTAGGGTAGCCTTACCTAGCATAGCCTCGTAAGACGACGGCATAGGTGTACCCACCTCGGCGGCCAAGTAAACCCCGTCGGACTGGATAGACAACGCCACCGTGTACACCACAGCCGTAGCCACAATATCGCGCACAGTAACCGTAATCGTGTCGCCCAGACCCCACTCAGACCCAAACAACATAGTCGTATTGTCGGTAGGTGTGACCGTCATAGACACACGAGTTTTACCCTCGTCGATAAGAGCCTCGGTAGCGGCCTGCGTAAAGTCCGCGACCTCTTGCGTCGTCCTCGCGTCCACAAAAGACTCTATACGCCTATTCCACACCGTCTCGGCCGTAGTCGACTCGGTAAGAGTGCCCTCAAAAAATAGGCGTTCCTCTTGCTCGCCGGCACCGCCCACGATCGCACGAGTAACCGACGGCGCTGCATAAGCGTAGTCGGCAGACGTTAAACGCCCGTTGTCAATATCGAACCGGATAAGACCGCTACGGTCGACCGGCTCGTACACGTCAAAAACTAGGCTCGCGCCCTCTTGTTGTATCGAATAACCGACGCCGCCAGTTTGTGCAAGACCATAAAAAAGTTCCTGCATTTTGTCAAACCGAGCCGAGCCGTAAACCGTTGTGCCACGGCCCTCGTCGGTCGCGACAATTAGATCGCCCACCTGGCGCACTACTGGGCCTGTAACTAAATTCTCGTCGACATAACCCTTTAAAACCGTTTCGACAACGTCGCTACGAATATCGTAGGCCTGCGTTTGCGCTGTAACGTCCGCCTCGGCTGGGTCTGGATAAGCCAACCGCTCAGACAAGATAATCGAGTCGTCGACACCCTCAATAGTCCACGAGCCCTCGGCGTCGTCCTGTGTTTGCGCAAGCGCGGCAGACAACATAGGGCCCGACATTATTACACCGTCTGGACCGGTAAGAATAAGACCAAAGCCAGGCGTCCGTAACAGCTCAGCCATAGGCGAGCTCGAGTGTAATTGTACTTTCCAGGCACCGACCTCGTTATGTCGTAAAATAAACTCAGCACCGACCAAGTCCGCGCCTGAGAGTTGGCCTACACGATCTAGAGACTTATTGCGCACCTCTACCGTTAGGTCGTCAACTCTCACCCGTGCACCACCTCATACGCCAAGTTGTACACACAGTCAATACGCGTGTTTGCGTCTGCGTTAGTGCCAGTGACCAGCACGCTCGAGACGCCTGGGGGAAACGCAAAGAATTTAGGCGCTGTATCCAAAATATCGTAACGGTTTACGCCACCAATACCGGTAACTATGGCGGTCTCGTGGTCGAGCGCAAAAATATCGCCGGTAACAACGTTTTCCGTAAACCGCCAGCCCTCACCGTTTAGTGAGACCTCGAGCCCGTCGACCGGTCCAACAATCTCAAAGCGCGGATACACTGGCACGTCGCTCGTGTTGTTTACGTTGATTAGGCCCAAAGCCTGCGACGAAGAGACACGTAGTTTAGTTAGCTGTGGCAACAGACCGCGACCGGTGTTACCTGTAGTAACACTAAAAGTCTCTGTGTCGGCAGACTGCCAATACGGGTTAGGTGCCTGAAACGAGAGCAACAATTTAGCCCACGTATCGCCGCCAGTTTCCCCACCATACTCAAGCTCGGCACCGCCGACGTAGTGGAGCTCCAAAAAGACGTCTCCACCGGCACGCAAAGCCGTAAGCTTTGTCGGTCCTGCCGTGTCCTGTGTCAGCTTAGCCAGACGGCGTAAATTGTCCTCGACGTCGAGCGCGTCTGTGCCGAGCACCGTCACCGGTAAATCAACGTTACGCACACCTCGACGGCTATACCGGTAGATACCGCCGTAGCGAGCCGAGTCGTCAATACGTACCGACGTCGGTGGAATACCAAAGCCGACAAGCGACGGGTTTAGCACGTAAGTAGAATTATCAAAAGTGATAACGTCACCGTTAGAGCCTGTCAGAGTGTAATTACTCAAGCCAAAACCCTCGCCCTCGTCATAGCTAGCCGTAGCTCTTGCTCAGCGTCAAAACTCTTATTAGGTGCTGCGTAATAGTTCACCGTGCGACCGTTTGCGTCTCCGTCTAACCCGATCATACGCTCGAACCGGTTTAACGGAATTACAACCTCTGGGCCTGCCTCGCCAATAAGCGCGTTAGTGGGCCCAGTGACTAAACCGCCTCTAGCTAATGGCGTCGGCGCTGTAGGCATTTCCAGGCGACCAAAAGCCACCTGAGCGACTAGTTTAAACGGCTCGTCTCCAACAGCCTCACGTATCGCGTTAATACCTTTAAGGATCGTATTAAAACCGTTTATAAAGAAGTTTAGAAAATTCTCAAACCCTGCAATAAGCCCGTTTATTACGGTCACAAAAACGACCCGAATACCATACCAAAGCGTCTCGAAGAAACCACGGAAAACGTCGAGTACACCGGTTACCTTGTCTATCGCGCCAACAAAAAACTCGATAGCGGCCACAAGTATTACGCCGATAAGCTCGGCAACAAAAATAAGTATGGGCGTCAAGAATTCTATAAACTGTATAAATAGCGGTAACAGCATTTCGATTAGAGGCAACATAGCCTCGACTAGTTTTAGCACTACCGGCGCGAGAGCTGTAAACAGCTCGGCGAACACTGGTAGCAAAGCCTCGACAATCGGTACAAGCGCCTCGACTAGTTGCAGAATAATCGGCACTAGCACAAGTAGGGCGTCGGATATAAACGCCGCCACAATAGGCACAAGCTCAGTAATAACCGGCAAGAGCGCCGTAAACAAGTTTACAAAAATTGGTAAGAGCTCGGCTACAAGTTGTAAAAATACGCCTGCTAGTTCACCTAAGACCGGCAACAACGGCATAAGCGATACGAGTAGCCCTGGTAATTCCCCTGCGAGGTTTGCAATAATTGGCGCTAGTTGCTCGAGCACACCAACTAACACCGGTCCAAGCTGGGTAACTACCGGTATAAGCGCTGTCGTTAGGTTCGCAAACGCGCCGACTAGTGGACCGCCCACCTCGGCTTTAACATTCTCAAAGTTAGCCGCCAAGATACGCTGCGCGTTAGCGAGACCGTCCGACGTATTCTCAAAGTCGCCCTGGACCTTATTGGTTTGCTCAAGTAGAGCACCATACCGAGCCTGTTGTTTCTGGACCTCGGTTAGAGGCTCACCGGCGGCCGCAATACCGTTAGCGTAAGCAAACGACTCCACAGTCGCCGCCGAGAGGTCGATACCGAATTTACGTAACGGCTCAGTCTCACCGGCAAGACCAGACTGGAAAAGTCGCAAAGCCTCGTTTACGTCCAAGTTCATCACCGACGCAAAGTCGGCACCGCGAGTAGTGAGCTCGTCAATAAAACCGACAACGTCGCCGCCAGGACCGGCAATATTGGCGGCAAAGCCTGAGAATTGTGTAGCGATCGCGTTAAATTGGTTGCTCGACAACCCCAGCCGGTTAGCTGCCGTCTCACCGAGCGAAACAATCCCCTGTGTAGCGGCACCGTAAGAAACAGAGACCGCGTTTAGAGACTCGTTTAAATCAGACGACGCTTTTACAGAGTCTTTTAAAAAGCTAGTAATACCGGCAACGGCAAGCGCACCGCCAACAACCGCCAAACCTTTTAGGGCTGTGCCAAAACCGCTACTAAAGCCTTTACCGGCGTCGTCGCCAGCCTTTTTACCGACGTCGTTAACGCCGCCCATTTCTTTAGCTACTGCCTGCTGAAAACCTTTAGCAACGGGGATAAGTGTTACATAGGCGTAGGCTTGCTCTGCCACTTAAGGCCTCCGTTTCGTGCGCGTTGTAAAATTTCTCGACCGTCCACTCTCGGCGTACCTTTACGAGTACTACCTCTGGCGTCGGGCCAGGGTCGAGGATACGGTTTAGGTTTACGTTTCGAGTGAACCTGTGCAAGTAGATCGTAAGTAGCTGCGTGCGCCGCCCACTCAAACGAGACGGGGTGGTGCCAACCGTTGTAACTCACTTGGAGCCACGAGGACGGATCGCGTAACAAAACAGCTACAAGATAAACAACCTCGGACCACGGCACAGTCGTACCCAGGTCGCCAAGACCTAAGTGGAAACGCTGCCTAAAATCATAAATAAACGCGGCTTTGTGGTCCTCGAGTAGTACGAGGACCGCAACTATTCCCCCAGTGCTACGCCACCTGTCCACGATTTCATATGCTTAGTGAACTCAGACAAGGGCAACGAGTCCAACACTTTTAGATCGTCGGACGATAAAACGTTTTCGAGGATATACCAGGTTTGCTCGGTCTCGCTCTCGTGTCGCGCTTGGCGCAATACACCTACTGGCATTTCGTTAAACGCTGGTAGCTGGATTTTCTTGCCTTTATGTTCGATAACGTAACTCATAGCGGCTATACCTTTCGTAGATTTTATTGTAGCGGCGGTGGGGAGCGCCAGGGGTGACAAACACCCCCCACCATTTCTAAACCCTCTAGGCCGCCGCAAAGAACCTAGAGGGCGTGCCTGTTATGGCTCGACAGAGCCAAAAGCGCTAAACAGCTTGCTAGCGACAATCTTGGACGCGTCGGCGTAAGCGGTAATAGTGACCTCGTAGCCGATAGCCTCGCCAGACGCGAGCGTGCGCTCGCCCACTGCCGTAATTTCGCCCTGTGGGATATAAGTACGCTCAATGTTTGTACCGTCGATAACGTCAATAACAAACGACTTACGCCCACCTGAAGAGCGAGGGTCAATCGTAATAATTCCACCGGCGGTAGTAGTTCCACCGTAGTAGAGGTTTACAACGTCCTCGTTAGTTTCGATAAAGGTAAGCGAAACCGAATAAGTACCGTCTGAGATAATCTCGCGGACCAGGCTACCGTCCTGCCAGGACCTAATCTGTGTGGTGGACTTGTCCAAGCTCTCAGTAATTCCGTCGGCACTAACATAACCCAGGTCCTTAAACGCGACGTTAAGCGTGTCGTCACTGTAGTTAGGGCCAGACGTACCGGTAGGTGCCACATACACGGCACCCGTTACGGCTACTCTTACGTTGTCAGAGTCTAAAGCCATTTTCTTTACTCCATTTCTGTTAGAGGTTTGTGCCTCTATGGTCAACGGCAAAACGCATAAATCTACGCTCTGCCTTTAGGTCGGTCACGTCTTGTATAGAGCTCTCTGGGATAACGTCGACAATAGGGTTACCGTCGGGTAGATCGTCAAAAACTGCCATAACATTACGGGCCAAAGTTTCCGCGTTAGCGTATGAACTCGCGTACACGTTTACGCCTATGCTGTCGGTCATAATTGTTTTAGACCGTCGGCTGCCGCCGTCTCGGCGTAAAATCACTTGCGAGGCTGAGCTGTCAGCCAAGATACCTACGCGTGTAGTCGTGAAACCCTCGGCTACGAGCTTAGCCTTTACACGTGTAACGAGGTGGGCCATAATGTCGCTAAAAATAACTGCGTTAGCCATTAGCTACTAGCCTTTCTCGCGTTTCGCGGTTTATTAAATTTCTTTTTGTAACCGCGTTGTCCGCCAGCCAAGTCGAGAGCTCGCGAGAGAGCGCCTGTGTCGGCTTCGTCAAAGTCTGAACCGTAGGCGACTTTAGCTCGAGCGCGAACGCCTGAACGGGTAATCTGTAGCTCGCTACCTGGTAGAGCTGCCTGGACTCGACGCATACGGTTACCGAGCTCGACCGCAATAGCTGGGTCGCGCAATAGTTGGCCCATACCTGCCTTGTTTAGTAGCACGTAACCGCCACCGCCAGGAATTGCAGACCTACCCACGATCTAGTTGCCTTTGCACGTTTACAACCGTGCCAGGCGACCACGAACCGAGCCCGTCTCGCCAGTCAAAAGCCTCACCGTCAATTTCATACACTTTACCTCGAACGGTAAAAGTGTCGTCGTCTAGCACACTCAGACCAGACGGTAAATACAATGTAAGACCGTCCGTTACGACAATCTGGTCGGCGTCAAAATTAGTGCCAGACACTCGAGCGGAAACGATCGCGTTAACCGTCGACGTCGTTGTCGTAAATACCGGTTGGCCGTAACTATCGGTAGAGGTCGAATTTCGTCGGGTTTGGGTAATAGACTCCATAGTTACCGTTTCCAATGGTCGAGGCGGATCTAAAAGTTTTCTCGCGGTAGTAGTTAGCTACCTCAATGTCGCTAGGGCTCATAAGTACCTGGCGACCGACGGCCCAGTTGGCGTAAGACTGCGAGAACGGGCCTACACTCTGTTGTTGGATACCAGCGGCCGCGTCGTCGGGTATAAGCAACGTGCGCACGACCATACCGGCCACAACAGCGACCACGTCGTCGGGAATAGTGGCCGAGCCGTGCTCGTACTCCACAATTACTGGGCTATAAGTGCCGAGCTCGTAAATAGACTGGAAACCGTCGTACGTGTAGTCAATTTCTACGCCGTCAATGTCGGTAACCGATACGATCTCTATTACTGGCCGTTGCACGAGACGCACGACACCGTCGCGAGGGAAAAGTCTAACCGTAGACTCTGCGACCTCGAATTTTTGTACGGCCCGTTGCACGAACATAGCGGACGCGTCGGCGAGCCAAGCGTTAGCCTGTGTGGTCTCGCCTGCCGTAAGGGTACGACCTAAACGTGCTTGCACGTTGGCGATAGTTGCTAAAGCCATTTGTAGCCTCTCGTGTGAAACTTTGCGCGGCGTAGAGAGGGTGGCCCATAGGCCACCCTCTCATAAGGTCACCTAGTGACTAGGGAGCTGAGACGTAGCGAACTACAGCCTCTTCCTTAAGGACCTTGCCACCGTAAACATTAAGACCGCGAACAATGTCAGCGAACTTAGTCGGGTTACGCAGAGACTCGAGGCTCTGAATCTGGTTAGCAAACGCCACCATAGACTCGTGGTAACCGATAGCGGTGGGGCGAGCTGCGCCGCCAGGCTGGAGCAAAGCGGACTCAACGACGGTAAAGCCGAAAAGACGCGCAATAACACCGTTACGGAGCTCGTCGCCTGAACCGGCAACAGAAACGTCAGACAAGCCAGAGAGCAACAAGTCGGCGAGGTCTGGGTTTACCAAGAGGTAACGTCCAGACGCTGGCACCTTAGCTGAGCTCATAGCCTTACGAATAGCGCGAACCGCTGCCAAAGCCTCGGCACCAGTATCGACAACAACGTTACCAGGGTTACCCTGCGTGCTGTTGTTAAGCATAATGTCGATAAGGTAGTTTTCTGCGTCCTCGGCGAGAGCCTTACCGGCAGAGTCAACCCACGGGGCGAACTCGCTAGAGGCCTGAACGCGGTCGACGTCGTCAACGTTAACAGAGAACGCCTTTTCCTGGTCAATGTCCAGGGTAACCTCGGTGTCGTTAAGAGCCTCGGCGGTAATGGTACGAGTCGCGCTGTAGTCTGCGATCGTGGGGGTGGTCGCGTTAATCACGTGGATTTTGTTACCGGCGGTAATGTCGCCAGTAAACGCGTTGTCCAGGGTCGGAATAACGACCTGGTTGGCGAGGAAAGACTGGGTAACCCCTGCCGCCCACACCTCGGGAATAAAGTTGTCAATAGCCATTTAGCTATATCCTTTCTTGTTTAAGATTTCCCCATAAGTCCGTCGAGCCGGCCGTCTTTACGAGCCTGCAAGATTTCCGTAGGGGTCATACCGTTTAACTCGTCTCGCGAACGAATTTGCGCGAGAGTAGCCTTGTTGCCACGAGGACCCTGCCCTAAATCGGGTTTAGGTGCCTCGTAGTGTGTACTGTGAGCTTCCACCCACGTCGCAATAGCCTCGCTGTTAATGTCGCCGGTATCGGTGATAAAAGCCGTCCTATCGAACGAAAGAATAGCGTCGCCCTCTAGGGTCTTACCCTTTAGGGAGCTCTTCAGCTCTGCCTCTACCAATTTCTCGGCGAACTCCAAACGAACCGCTTTACGTGTATCGTCTTTAGTTTGCTCGATAAGTCGCTCGGTCTCCGAGAGCTGCGACCGACGTACCTCGTCAAGCTCTTTAGAGGCTTGCGTGTACGTCCTGCGTAGCTCTTTAAGCTCGGCGCGTTGCTTAGCTAAAGTTTTTACTAACGGGTGATCGTCTGGCAATTCCGTAAGGTTATCGCTGGCGTCTATTGTCTCAATATCCACGGGCGTATCGTTTACGGTATTTTCTTTTAGTGTTTCGTCTTGCGACATAGGGTTTACCTTTCCGTCTCGGAATAGATAGAGCTCGTCTCGAGCCATTAACCGACCAGGCTGGTCGGAAACTTAAATATCTTTAGGGCCTGTAAATTTCTGGTCGCGCCAGGTCAAAGTAGGCCCATACTCGCCGTGCTCGCGAGTTACTACAATTTCTGTAAAGTCCGCTAGGCGTTGACTATCCTCATATTGGACTAGTTTGCCGATTTGGGCGTCGCGTGCCTGGTAATCGGTTACACCTAATTGTTGTTGTAAAGCCTGGTGAATACTGTCGAGCGAGCCCTGGTCAATAACCTGTCCAGGGTCGAAGTCGCCATATATGGGCTCTTCCCCACAATCGCACCCAGGGTGAATAGGTTTAAGGTTGTCGCGCCGGTAACGCTGCGTCGACGCGATCGCGCAGAGTGCACAGTTTTCTGAGCCTGTGAGCACACGTCGGTAGCCGACAATATTGGCGTTACCCTGGCGTTGTTTTAAACCTGCCTGCCGACTTGCTAACTGTATGTCTGTCTCGGCAATAGAGGACGCTCTAGCTGCGCCACGCTCCACAGCGGTACGTAACAGTTGCTCACCGGCGAGCGCCGTATAAACCTCGACGAACGGCCGACGGTACACCTCTTGCGCACTAGGCCCGTTACGTAAGACCTGGTCGGTCAAGTCCGACGGTCTAGTCTGTGCCGGCGTAAAAGACTCGCCGTTAGCTTTCGCGACCTCTTGATAATAGGCCGCCTGCAAGTTGGCCGCCTGTTGCTTTAGTCCGTCAATCTGTGGACCAACGACATTTATATAACGCGCTATATCGTCGTCGCGCCACGATCCAAGCTGCCTAAAGACGTTACCGGCTAGAGTACCGGCACCACGGACTAGGCGAGTGTTTAGCCGGTTGTAGCCGTCGCGTATTTCTGCAAGCGTCGCCACACTAAGCCTCTGGTAAGCCGTCTAACCGTGTAACCTCGCTGTAGCGGACGCCAAAGACGGCGGCGGTAGGTGACCAGTCGCCACCGACGAGCTCCCAGCGTCGTACCTGTATGGCTGGGTTAGTAGGTGTGGCCGTTATGGCAAACTCGCTACCCTCAATACCTAAAACGCCACCGGTCATAATATGCTCGACTTGTCCGACACCCTGAGCGAACTCGACAACGTCACCGTTAGCGACGTCGCGGAAAACGTCCACGACTTGCTCAGCGCCAGGCTGTGCCGGTGCCTGTGTAGGCGCTCCGAGTAGTGCCTCGGTAAGCAAAGTCTCGCCGGCGCGTTGTACCTCCATTTCGTCAATTTCCGCTGGGGAGAATTGACCAATAAGAGCCATACGCGACCTAAACGGTATGTCTTGGAATTTAGAGTTAGCGTCGGCACGCTCAGCCATAGAGTAACGCTCGGCCGGCTTCCACAGTGGCTCGAGGTCCAACAAGCTTGCACGCTCTTCGTCGCCCACCCATTTAAAGAGCAACGACATTACGCGAGACCAGCCAGGGCTAACCCGTGCTATACGGTCCTCGGTCTTAAAGACCAGGCCCTCACGTGCGAGCTGAGCGCCCTCTGCCGAGCCGTTAGCGCCCTCTGGCGTAAAATAATGCATAGGCGTCCGAGTAACAGCCGCGAAGTCCTGAATATCAGCGCGAACCGCGTTTAAAATACCCATAATCTCGGCCTGACCGAGCTCGCTAACGTCGGCACCCTCTGGGATAACCCACAAAGAGCCAGCGGACGACTCAAAAATACCGTTATAGTCAATTTCGTTGCCGTCGGCGTCGTGCGTCGGAAAATCGCCCTTAAGTACGCGCTGCCTAAACGCTTGCGTCGTCGCAATAACGAGACGCTGCAAAATCATATGGTTTACACGGTCGATAATGTCCAGGTAAGGCTCGTACTCGCCCTTTTCGTCCGCGTTAGCGAACCTCACCACCGGCGTCTCTCCCAGTGGGTTAGGCATTTCCTCGAGCAACTGGTAACCCTCGGCGTCGAATATGTTTAGATCGCCAGGCTTTACAAAAATTTCGATTACGTCCGCGTGGTAACAGTAGAGGTAATGTTGCCCGTCCTCGTTAAAAACCTTTATCGCCTGGATAACCTTAAACGGGTCTGTAGGCGACGTGTAGCCGTAAACCTGTCGAGGGTCCTCTACGGTCACTACCGGATATTGCGAGCCCTCTGGGTACCCTACAAGCGCGTACGCGGTACCGAAACGCAGTAGGTACGAGTGCAAGTCGGACGCGCCGTAATCTAGGTTGCTTGCTTTCCACAAACGACGGGCCTCACGGTCCCCGTTGTCGTCGTCCTCGGCACCAGTCCTGAAACCGCCGATAACCATACGCTCGCGAACCGCTGCGACCGATAATTGTGCCAGGTTTAGGCGTGCCTTACGCTGGAAACGCCTATAGGCGCGACTTTGACCGTCTGCGCTCTCAGGTAGAGGCGCGTCGCCGTCGTAATAACGCTCGAGTAGGTTGTAGTGCGCTTGCTTACGCGCCAAAGACTTTAATAGGCCCTGTTGGGTCTTAGTGAGCTGTGTAGCCATATAAAAGTGTCCTAACGTATACGGCGCGGTATAAAAGTAGATCGTGTGGCCTCACCTTTAGAGAGGGCTATGAGCCGTGCCTGGTAAGCCAACAAGCCACTTATAGCCGCGTCGATTTTGTCCCGACTCTCGGGGTGTGATTTTGCAATAGTGATACCTGAACGCCCGATACGGCGTCGAGCGTTTAAAACGTGTCGTGTGAGGGCGAGCGAGCCGTCGTGTGTTAGCTCTTTGTCCATTACAGCGGTACTAAATTGCTCGACAGCTCTCACAACAAGATAAGACCTGTTACCGGTAAGCCACCACGCGATCGGGTTAGACTGGCTCGCCCTAGCCTTAAGTTTCTTACCGTAGGCGGCTTCCCACTTAGCTATATAGCTCTCCCAGCGAGCTGGGTCGGCAAACATACCTACGACGTTGTAGGTCTCAAAAGCCTTTTCGACCTCGTAGTCGACCTCGTCGACCGGCACAGCCCAGTCGTCACCGGCCGGCCCGTTAGGTTGCTCCCACACTTTAATCTCGAATAGGTGACCGTCGGATACGCGACAACCGACAAGAGCGGTAGCGTCCGTGACACCTCGAGCGCGTTTACGTGAACCGTCAAAGCCTAGAGTCACCTCTTCCCCAGGCTTTACAGCTTTATCGGCGTAACAACTATTCCACTCTGGCGCGGTTATCCAAGCGTCTCGTGCGCTAGTCGGCTGATTAAAGTAGTAGCGTCTCGAGTCCGACGGGTCGTTACGAGGATCGTAAATTTCCGACACAATCCGGTCGACGTCCATAATCTGCGCAAACGGCCCATAAGCCTCTGCAATACCGGCGCGTACCTGGTCCTCGTCTATAAGGTCTATGTCCGCGTCGGCCTCGCGGTGGTCAAAGAGTAGACGCTGCCGTTTAGTCTTACCCTCGTTAATCATTTTGGCGAGCTCGTGTGTTTCCTCGGCCACCGATTTCTCGCCAGGCAAGTACATAGTGGACGTTTCGAGCGACCACGGCTCAGCGATCTTACGTTTCGCGAGGTTACGGCGCACCGTCTGGTACATACGCTTTAGCTCTGGCCGGTTATAGAGGTGCGTCTCGTCAAAGACCACCATAGTTTCTTTACCGCCGTCTTTAGAGCTGTTGCTCGCAGTCGACGGGATAATCTCCCCACCGCCAGGCAAAAAAATACGGGTAAGACCAGCCGCGTCACGAGGCAACCCCTCGCCCAGTGGGCCCTCGGTTAAGTTGTAATGCACGTTGTCGTACGTGTTACCGGCCTGGCCCTCTTCAGTCGCCAAACAACGTATAACGGGTGCCACAACGTTACGACCGACCGGCTCGCCCTCGGCGAACTCATAAACGGTGCTGTCGAACTCGTAAGCCTCGCCAGCCTTAGCCCAGTGGCTAAACCGTGCCGGCCCCATAGCCTCAAACAACACAATAAAACCGGCGAGCTCCGACTTAGCGCGGCCCTTAGCACGCGACAAAAACGCCGAGTCGTAAAGCCTCTTACCGTTGTCGTCCAAAGCGTAACAGTCCACAACAAACGCAGTAAACTCGTCGTCGAGTTGCACTAGTTGGCCTTGCACGTCGCCTGGACCGTGTACACAAAAATTTTCTATCCACCAAACCGCAAGCCACCCCAGCGAGCGAGTGCGATCGTGTTGGTCTGCGCGAACTAGCTCACGCATTTATGAGCCGTGACCTACGCTCGTCGAGATCGTCGACGGGCGCAAGAATAACCGACTCAGTCTCGAGCTCTGCATAACGTATGCGCAAGTCTCTACGAGCGTCCAACGTCGTACCTAGTATTTTCTCGCGCTGCCTAAGCTCTGACATAGCAGAAACAACACCCGTAACCGCTTGCGCGTGAATAAGCGCAGTGTCAAGACAAAACGCCCAGTCAGACGGCGACCATAAAGCGCAGTGAGGCATAGTCGAAACAGACGCCCACCACGTCACCGTTTGCTCTGGAATAGGGTACACAGAGACGTCGCCGGCCTTGTTCATAATTTCGCGCACCTCTGGTAGTGCCGGCTTAGCACCGGCATAAGGCACGTTAGGCACCTCGGTCCAGTCCACCGTAGGCTTGTGCCTAGTGACTGTCGGGCGCTCACTGGGTTTACGTCCAGCCATAACCATAGTGTTACCTCGTCTCGAGCATAACGGCGTCTCTCACGCCAATTTAGAAACCGCAAACTCGAAGTAAAGTACGCCGAGCTTGCCTGCGCGGTACGGATCGCCCGTAACCGTAATAAACCTGCCAGCCGGATACGCCTCAACTTTGAGACCGCCCAGCTTAAACCGTCTGCCCTTATCTAGAGGACTGTAACCCCACACGTGTAGGCCACGCCCAGACGGCGAAAATTCTGTATACGACGGGCCCAATAACTCTAAAAACGCTTGCGCTTCGTCGTCGACAACCCCGTCGGTAACACAGTCGTCCAAGTCAATACACACAATACCGTCGCCATTAAGCACGAAACCGTAACCGTCGCCGGCCTCACAGTCGCGCACCTCGCTGTAAGAAACCCACGCCTGCGTATCGTGAACCGATATAGTCCAGCCGCCAATAGCGATAGGTCGTTTCTCGCGGTGTCGCACCCAGCGGCGCAACGATCGCAACTCGTCGGGGATAGGGTCGAGTTTCGCCTGCAACTCTGCAAGTAACCCAGGCGACCGTTTCAGCTCTCTATGAGCTCGCACCCTACAGTTAGTGCCACAGTAGGACGGCTTACGCCCACGCTTAGGCTCGATTAGGTCAACACCACACACTACGCAATTAGTCATAGCACGACATTACCACGTGTAACGATAAACGGCAAAGACCTATTTAGCGCCAGTCTCAGCGGTCGAACTGTATAAAAGCCTCGGTACTTGTACCTATCCTTGTACGCCTTTTATCCAGGCGCACAGCCTCGCCCAGAGGGTAAAGGCTCGAGTATTGCACGCACAGCGAACTACAGCACCTCTCCGGCCCTGGCGTGGGGGGG